CCAAAAGAATTGGCTTTGTGTGTGAATGAATTCGCGTATCATATTCATTCATCTGAGACACATGTACCGAATATGCTACATGCATGTTATTGGGTCGAATGGATTATTGAATTTGATATCATCTGTAAGAAAAGGAAAAGTCCTTGTACACTGGACAGAAGATATCATATACCGGTAGAATTCAAATATCAAAACGACATTATTTGGATTATATGGGATGCTATTTTCGACTGCATTGAAAATCGAAATGATTCATTACAAGAACAAATTGTACAGGGAATATTAAATCTTTTTAGCATTAAATATACAACCGCTTCGGTGAAAAGAAGGAGACATTTATTGTATTTCGCCATATCCATGATCACTGAACCGTACAACCGGATGGTGAGCATTATCTCAGATAAAACCCTCGTTCAAAACGCACTACAAAACATCGACTTGATCTATAAACAAATTAAAAAAAACGAACAAAGTCCGAAAATGGATTACTTGTTTTCTGGCTTATCCGACGGAGCGAACTATCAAAAATCACTTCAGAAAATGGAACTAATGAACTCCATGGATGTTATTATTTAAAAAAATGATACAATATAAATAGTTGTTGTAATGAATATATATATACAACCACTATAAGAGACATTTCTGATGTTCTTAGTAGAGAATATTGCGATTCCCGCAAAACCAAAGTTAGTACGATGTGTAAACAAAATTCGTTATGAACCATGTACTTTCGACAAGACGAATATGTATTATGATATCGATAAGTTTCTTGAGACATGTATGCAGAAAACGTATAAAAGTACGAAAAACAAAATAAGCAGTAAACAGGATAAACAGTAAACAGGATAAACAGTAAACAGGATAAATGACAATAAGGTAATACATGCGACTGCTGTTATCAAAATCGTTTGTCGCAAAGGCAGTGACATGTATCATAGCCCCTCATGGAATGACGGATTATATACATGCAAAAAAATTCGGATATTTAGAAGAATTATACAAAATAAATCTAAGTATGATCACAGGGTGTTTGTTGCTGAACCGTTGCAATATATACCGCATAACACACACCTGTTTTTTATTCGCATCTGTTATCCATTTTAGAAATGACATGCCACTTATCCTGAACAAGAAATCATTACAACTTGTATTTAGTACTATTTTTGTCGGAAGCTTGCACTTTGTATCATCAGAATTCTTTGTATTATACATGGTTTTTGTTCATGTTCCGAATCATTATCGACTTGCATGGAATTATGTCAAAGACAATTTAGAAGAAACCATCTTTTTAATCGTTGGTATAGGTGCAATTTTAAGTAAAATAAACAAAATAGATAATGTTGCACTAGATGTAATTGCGTTCGTTCAGACATTGGTCATCGGCCATATCGTATATCAAGAAAAATACGTTTTTCCGGAATATAAAAATCTGGTGGAAAAAATGAAGCGCGACAAATTAAAATAAAAAGAGTATGTATATATAATGGACGAAGACTTCCAACTGAACACGAACTTCATGGATGAGAATCCACAAGGAAAACGTTTGTCAGAGACAGCCAAAAAGTCTGACACACCACGTGTCCAACCACACATGCACACCATTGCACAAGAAAACCCCAATCCGTTAAAACGTAGAAATTCCGAATCTGTGAAAAATAGCAAACCCAAGCCGAGAATGTCCATGATTGACGTCGTACATACTTCAATGAAAAAAGTACAGCTCCATGAATACCAACATGATATCACTCAAATGACTATGTACAATATCGTCCCTTCTCCACGTGATGATCGTGACTGGAATAGTGAAGCCATTTTTGACAACTCTACAAAATTACCGAGAACATTTGATCTCCGAAGAAAATTGAACAAAGTACGTAATCAAGGATACCAAGGTACATGTGCTGCTCATGTAGCGGCATGTATGAAGGAATGGCAAGAGCGTAAGGACGTAGGGTTTAGAGGATACATGTCTTCACAGTTCATCTATAATAACCGCAATAACCAAACATCGAGTGGAATGTATGGACGTGATGTCATGAACATTTTGAAAGACAAGGGGTGTTGTACGGAGGAAAGCTATCCGTATGAAAAGATCGAAACCTCGTCTGAAATAGATCAAACCTACTTCGAAGAAGCCGATAATTACAAGATTAAAGGGTATGCACGTGTCAATACTACAGATTGTCTCAAGCGTGCGCTTTTGATCAATGGACCTTGTTATATTTCATTTCCAGTATACAATTACTCCAATTATATGTGGAGACAATACAAGGGAGAAAAGAAATTAGGCGGTCATGCAATGACGGTTGTAGGGTATGATAAAAAGGGGTTTATTATCAGAAATAGTTGGGGAGCGTTCTGGGACAAAGGCGGATATTGCCATTACCCATATGGTGATTGGGGATCACACTACGAAGTATGGACAACTATTGATGAAAAATCCGAGAAACCACCGAAGAGAAAATACCTCGTTTCAAAATGCTGTTCGTTTGTAGGGAAACATGCGACAAAACTCACAAACGAAATTATCACACAGTTAGAAAAATATGAATATTTAGCGAAAGAAGAAGAAAAAGAAAAAGAAGAAACTGAACTGATCCAAGATAATACGGTAAACAAGGACATGTAAACAGAACACAGAATACAGAACACAGAACACAGAACACAGAACACAGAACACAGAACACAGAACACAGAACACAGAACACAGAACACAGAACACAGAACACAGAACACAGAACACAGAACACAGAACACAGAACACAGAACACAGAACACAGAAAGAAACATATTTACATAAAAAAATAATTGTAAATATATTTGAAACATGATATTGGTTCACTTTATACAGTTTAGAAACTAGATCCAAGAAGGCTATTTGCTGGGGCTAAATATGGCTCAGTTTCACCAGATGGACCATTGAATGCACCACCACGAATCATAGAATCAGCACCTTCCGATTGCTTTGTAGTAGCCATTGGTGCAGGTGGGAACATATCGGTCTGAGATGTATTTAAAAAATCACCTTGACTTGGTACGTGGTTTGACCCCGCAACTGGACGACTTGATCGGGTATTTGATCGTGTTGTCTCGACAGATGGCCCGTCCCATAATTCCATCATACGGTCATACATGATATTCACCTTGATACCAAGCTTGGTTTGAATACTCAACACCAAAATCATAAATGCGAGTAACACGTTTGTTAAACTCAGGGTCTCGTATTTGAATTCACTATATGTAGGAACATATGTAATCATACGATGGATTAAAATAACGCCTACAAACATAACAACCAACTGAATTAAAATTTCGATTAACAATTCTACAGATGACTTCTCGATATCGGCATCTGGAATAAATCGTTGGATTAATTTGTTTAAAAACACAATCGGAATCACTCCTAACATCGCGTATTGAACAACATTCATGATCTCTGCTTTACCTTCTTCTGTTGTAGAGAACACGTGTGAAAAAAAAGTGGGTTTGTTTCCTCCAGTAGCATCTCCACCGTTCATATCTCCCATTAAATTCATTATATGTTTTTATCAGAGAAAATACTTTTTCTTTTTCTTCTAATAAACAACGAAACACCTAAATACATGATTGAATATCCGATGCGGCCGAACCCAAATTAGACTCGTCTAAGAACATGATACCCTCGCATTCGTTTTATTGTTTATTATGCTCTCTTTTTAGGTGGTGTAGGTGGTTTAGTTACCTTAAACTTTCCAACATTCAATTTCCTTTTATCAGTGGATACCATATGATGTGTATCAATCGCATTTTGAACGACACTTGTTTCTTCAAAAACTAAGGTGTCGTCAGGGAACACTGTAAACACACCAGCATGAGAAAATAAACTGATACCCTTTTCTGATTTATATGATGCATACACATCCGCATAAAGTCCATTTTCGGTAATGAAACTATTCACCTTTTCTTCTCCTTGTCTAAGGAAATCATAAGTTGACCCTGAATTATACGCACTTGCAGTTGCAATGGCATATCCATCTTTGCTTGTTAAAGTCGCAGAATTCGTAACATGACTTTCTTTACTTACTTCTATTCCACCCCATGAAGCAAAGAATGAAATAACGGCTACTGAAAGGAGTAATAATATGTTCACGCGACCATATATTTTCATATGGTCTTGCTTTTTGTCAATGAGACTAAGTGACTTTCTTTGTTCAGTAAAAAACTGGGTATAAGACCTTTTTTTTTGTCCTCCATCTTCTGGTGCAACCGCACGAGGTGATATACTCATCATTTGACTAGGTTTACCATTTTCGAGTTCTGGTGAGAACGCAGGCATTTTCTATAACTTGCAACTATATTATAATGTGTGTTTAACGTTTTATGTCGCTTTTACGAAAACATTTTACATGTCTCGTTTCTCTCCTAAAGTTCAATTTTTCAGAAAAGGACTTGAATCTTATTATTGTATAAGGTCAATGTCTGAAGAACAACAATACTTACAACTTGCCAATGATGTAATCAACAGTGGATCGTTTGAAATGTCTCGAAATGGGAATACGTTTTCTAGTTTCGGTCACAAAATGGAATTCTCGTTATTAGATGGAACTCTACCTCTCCTAACTACAAAACGGGTCGCTTGGAAAACCTGTTTCAGAGAACTCATGTGGTTTGTTCGAGGATGTACGAACAATGAAAAATTAAACGAACAAAAAGTGAAGATTTGGGATGCAAATGCATCGCGTTCGTTCCTAGATTCTCGTGGCTTATATTACTTGGAAGAAAATGATCTAGGTCCTGTATACGGACATCAATGGAGACATTTTAATGCACCATACGAGACATGNCACACAGATTATTCGGGAAAAGGGGTAGATCAACTACAAAATATCATAAATGCACTGAAAGACCCTTCTCAACATACCTCACGCCGTTTAGTCATGAGTGCTTGGAATCCATGCCAAATTGATGAAATGGCCTTACCCCCTTGCCATGTATTAGTACAATTTAAAGTCAGAGACCATAAATTTCTATCTTGTAGTTTGTATCAACGCAGTGGAGATATCGGTTTAGGAATCCCTTTTAATATTGCATCCTATTCCTTTTTAACACACCTGATTGCGAGACATTGTGAGTTAGAAGCTGAAAAGTTTGTTCATTTCATTGGAGATGCACATGTATACGAAGATCATAAGGATGTATTGTTACAACAAATAAAAAGAGAACCGTATGTGTTCCCTCAAATACGCGTCACACGAAACGCATCCAATATAGAAGACTACAATGAACATGATATTGAATGGGTACGAACATACCAGCATCATCCTGAACTTCATATGGTCATGAGTACATAATATCGTGTGGTATTATATAAGAAATATGAGATACATAAAAGATTTAGATTACACCCGAGCATTTAACGATAGAACAAAAATGGTAAAACAACTGTTACAACAGAAAAAACAAATAGAAGAACTAGAGACTTATATAAAACAACTCGAATCATTACTAGCTCTTCATGATTTACCTTCTTCAGATCTCTACAATTTGACAAAATCATCAACCGACAATGATGGAGTGAACGTAAGAAAGTTTTTTAACAATTATGAAATTTTCCATTCTCAGCAAAACCCCAAATAGACAAAGAGACAAATAGATAAAGAGACAAATAGATAAAGAGATAAAGAGACAAAGAGACAAAAATCAGAAGAGTATTATATACAAAAAAATAATAAACAAAAATATTATGAAAGACGTATTGAAAATTGCACACAGAGGGTACAGTGACTTGTACGGTGATAACAATATGCTCTCTTTCCGTAAAGCATATGAAGAAGGATTCGATGTAATTGAGCTAGACATTCAGCTAAACCGGGACAATGAAATCGTAGTTTACCATGATTTGTACAAGAACCAAATATTTGTCTCAAATATGACACATAAACAAACAAAAGAAAATGATATCCTGCTTTTGAAAGATGTATTAGAAGAATTTCGATATACTTCGGTGATTATGTATTTAGATTTGAAAGGACACGTAAAATTGTCTCACTTACTGATCGCATTTCTTGTAGAATTGAATTTTCCACATGACCGGATTTGGGTGGCTAGTAGCAACAAAAACCATCTTTATACCTTTATATGTTCGCCATTCAAAGTATCATTAGGGCTTATTACAACCAATGACTTTTATCTACATGAATTCGAACACTTGTTGAGTGACATTGATTTTGTCTCATGTAACATAAATATATTGTCTCGGTCGTTTGTCGCAAACTTGAGAAACATTCGAAAAGGAATATTTGTATATACTGCTACGAATACATTTGAGGTAGACTATTGTAAGAAATTTGACATTGATGGAATTGTCTCAAACATTTACTTCTGATCTTCTGATTCGTTTAGAATTTGATTATTTCTAAGAAAATACATATAAAACGTCCGCATTATATGTATCATAATGAGTGCCGCCAACGCTGCTGCGAAAAAAAGAAGAGCTAATACAGGGAGTTCGAACCCAATTGAATCAACAACCATTTTACCTTCCTCTTCCGACAAATCGAAAAATGGTCTTACCCTTCCTCAAGTCATTGCATTAGTCGATTCACGTCTGACAAAGCTAGAAGAATCTGCAACAAAACCACATAAACCTTCCTCTACTACTGACCATGTAAGCGAAGATGCATTAAAACCCATTCTACAAGAGTATGACCACCGGTTTACCATGTTAGCTACACAAATTAATGATCTAAAAGAGATTGTCATGAAGCTACAAAGCTATACAATGGATGTCAATAAGTCGCTACTTGAAGAGAGAATCCATTTCATGAATGAATCTAGTTCTGATCTCTTACAAAGTTCTGGATTAGAGACTGGTTCTGATTCGTTGAAACTAGACGATCTGAAATTGGAAGAAACAGAAATTGTTAGCTCAGAAATAAGCGTAAAACAATCCGATGTTGTTGCAGAAGAACCATCTGAATCGAGTACAGATATGTAAATCCTGTAAATTATTATAGTGTATTTTTTTGAATAATTTACTTCTTGTGGCTACGTCTTGACTTTCGTTTTTGCGTTCGTCTTTTTGTACTCTTCTTTTTGTGTGACTTTCGTCGTCGTCTCTTACCACCGGCTTGCTCTCCTTTGGATGATAATGAGTCCATACCACCTGCTTGCTCTCCTTTGGATGATAATGAGTCCATACCACCTGCCTGAGTCTTGTCACTACTTCCACCCTTGTATGCTTTTGCTGCATCACTTAAAGCATTCTTGAATTTGTAATTAGGATTTTTTGCCTTCTCTTGTCGATAAAAAGCCGTTGCGAACTTTGTCCATGCACTACCACCTTTTCCCATTTTATATATATTGTAGGAAGAAAATATAAATATATGTCTCCAATTCATATAAATGGAGGGCGAATCCCAGATTTTAGAGAAAATTGCTAAATCTCAACAACAGTTCTATGAACAGAATTCGAAAGCTCGCCTTTTTAAAAATAATCAAAAATTACAATGTGCTAAACAAGTGACGGAACAAGTCAATCTTCAACAAATGATTAACATGACTGCTTTCGTCATTCCGAACACAAACAAATTTTATTTCAACTATTTAATGTTCAAAACATATGGACACCCAGACAATTGTAGACAAGTTTATGATCATTTTCATCACTTAGTAAAAACAATAGTCAACCATTATGGTACGTTTGAAATGCATATTAATCTAAGTACATTTACCGTATCCGCCTGTGTAAGATACCAAAAAATGATCATGTCATCTTTCGATGAAAATACATATTTGACAGAAAAGATGACTAGAATGAACGTATATCATACACCTAATGTGATTGAGCAAATTACAACCATGCTATATTCCAGTGTAAAACATCTATCCAATGTCACACACTTCTATAAAAAAGATGAAAGCGATGCAATGATCCAAAAACTTTTCGAACATGTCTAAAAAACATATTAAATACATTCAGATGAAATCAAACAAATGGAATTCCAAATTAACGACACGACAAAATGCGATTTATTTGTTGCCCTTTTTCAACATATCAAACAATTCACAGACTTTACCAATATCCTGTTACAAGATGAACGGATGTACATTCAGTGTATGGATACAGCGTGTGTTATTGTATTTGAAATTATTTTACCAGTATCTTGGTTTGCGTCTTATAAGTTATCGAATGGATCGGTCAATTTAGGTGTAAATACAACTATGCTGTATAAAGTACTGAACGCACGAGACAAAACGCAAACGATCGAGATCAAAAGCGAAGACGACCGACTAAATGTACTTTTTGCAAATCCAGATACAGAAACGAACAAAAATGTTTTCAACAAACACTTCGAAATTCCTTTGTTAGATATCCAAACCGAGTTGATGGAAATCCCAGACATAGAACACCAAGCCGAATTTACCATGCCATGTGCCACTTTCGCAAGTCTCATTAACCAACTTAAAAACTTCGGAGATACAATGAGTGTAGTCTGTTCAGAAGAAGCAATCTCACTCGAATCATTTAGTATAGATCTAGGGAAAATGTCGGTGAATGTGTCTATCGATGATCTAGAAGAATTCGCCATAGAAGAAGGCAAACAAATGGAGCTAAGATTTAGTCTCAAGTATTTACACGACATTTGTCTCTATCAAAAAATATGCAAAAATATTTTCATTGGTATTAGTGACAATAGCCCTCTAAAAGCATCCTATATGTTAGATGATGATGTTTTGTTGAGTTTCTATCTCGCTCCCAAAATGGATGAATGATAAATCAAGAATAAGCGTTAAATATATATATAAATTTGAATAAATATTATATATATCAACCATGGACGATTGGTTTTTCTCTTTTGTTATATTTGTCATCGCATTTTTCTTGTATTTCCATGTACAAAACCAATACAAAACCAGCGATATTTTAGAGATTTACGAATATGATTACACAGATAACAAATCTATTCAAGACACATGCGCATTGAAACAACCAGTACTATTTCACATGCCAGATCATGGTATCGTTGCGAACGAAATACCTTCCATCATGTCAACCCTTTTCATAAAAGACATTCGTGAATACTACAAACCAGATACAACTGTTGTAGAGCCTATTGTATTAAAAACATCGAGCGGTATAGGCTTGTTGTCTAGCGACACACGCTCGTCGTATTTCTCCCAAAACAATATCATACAATCCGAAAATTCCGAGAAATTTGAGACACTTGATAAAAAATTACAACCTTTCCTGAATGCGAAAACATATTACGATGTTCTATTTGGATCTCGAAAAGCATACACCCCCTTAACTTACCACATGTACTCACATCGGTTCTTTGTAGTAGAAGGAAACACTCCTAATTGCGGTATCAGAATCAAAATGTGTCCATGGAAAAACACCCCGAGACTAAACCAACACAAAGATTACGAGAATTTTGAGTTCTGGTCGAACATGAACCTGTTTAGAGGCGACGAAGAAAAGTTCAAAGTATTAGATTTTGTTGTAAATCCAGGATACATTTTGTATGTACCTCCATATTGGTGGTACAGTTTCCAGTTTTTAGATCAATCTTCTTGTGTTACTAGCATATCTTATTCTACAGCAATCAATGTTTTAGCAAATGCGAAAGAACACGCTTTGTATATGTATAATCAACCCAATTTACAATCAAATATCATGCGAGAAATAATTCCGGAAATCAATGACGTCACAACAAATGATACACCGGATGAGCATTTAGAAGATCCGCTTCCAGAGGTTGATGAACACGAGACACCACCTGAAGAAAATCAAGATGTCTCATTACAACTTATTGAAGATCTAAAAAAGTCTCAATGAAATATATAATGGCTTCTAATATGAAAATTATAGGAGAAGGTACATACGGGTGTGTTACAAAACCAAGCTTAAAATGCGACACACCACAAGATTATACTGATCGTGTCTCTAAATTAATGACAAAAAGAGACGCAGAAGATGAACTGAATGAAATAGAAAAAATAATAAATATTCCAAATATCGATAAATATATATTGCGTTTGCCGAAGATCTGTAGTCCATTGGGTTCAAAACAGTTTTACGATACGTTGAAAAAATGTAAAAGCAATTCTGTCCAAAGAGCAGCAAAGAAAGACGCCAAACACTTTCGTTTACTATTACTTGATAACGGTGGTGTAGACCTGTATAAGTTC